CTTGAATACCTATCAACTCGTCTGTTGGTCTTAATATTACCGTCAGACTGAATTTTCTCAGTATCAATCACTTTCAACTGATTGCCTCCTACATTACGTATAATAACGTCTGTACTAAAAAGTTTTCTTAGGGATGCAAAAATTGATCTTGGTTGTTGGTCTTCAGCCATTAATTATAGTTTTATATAAATAGTCACATTAACCAGTTAAGGTCTTCATCTCTACCATCCGGTGTTTTCATACTCCAACCGCTCTTGGTATTTGTTGGTTTGTATATTGATACTGTAGATTTGATATGACTAACGGCTGTTCTGCTAAGATCTATTCCCGCTTGTCTCAATCTCAATGCAGTATCTCTTACCCACAATCCTTGACAAAAACACATTACTAAATCATCGTGGTAACCTGATGCAGCCTCTGGTCTTCCATTTCTATAAATAAAAACAAACAACTCGTCTAGCAATCGCTTACTCCTTATTATACAACTTTTTTCTCGTATATACAACTCCATCTTACTGATTGTAAGAGGTCTTACTTTATGTGAGTTTGTAAACCCAGCTACCATGTCGGTCTTGTCAGTTAAATCATATCCTTTTGATAAAAACTTATCTGAGTCTAGTCCACTGTCCTTAGGTGTGTAGTATAGGTTTTTATAACCACGTTCTATTATTTGCTGTAGTGTTGCCCATCCTACATTTGCATTCTCTACTACAAGTAGTGCATCATTATATTCTGTACCAACGGCTACTAATAAGTTGCCAAAATCCTTAGTGGATAGTTGACCCTTGTACTCTGCGACTTGTGATGCACTCTCTACATCAATTACATGGAAACCTGAATAATCGCTTCCATCTCCGCGGGCAACATCGGCTGCTATTAGGTAGCTTCTAGTGTAGTCTGGTTGTTCCCATATCCACAAGTTTCCATCAAATCCTCTCTTCTCAATTGGATCTTGAGCAAACGTCTGCATATAGTATGTTATAAGCTCTGGTGCTACAACTGTATTACCAGATGTACTAAAGTCACAATCACACTCTTGAGCTGCTAATCGAGCTCCTAGCTCATCCTCTTGTCTATTTCTCCAAACTTGATCTCTTTCAGGATGTACTGACCATGGGAGTCTTAATGTCTTAAACTTATTATCACCTGCTTCTGCTTTTGTCCACATTTTATGGAAAAAGTTACCAGTACCATTAGGAGTTGATAATAATATACCCTCTCCACCCGTTGATAGTGTTTGCTGTAGTGATGCCCATAACTCTTCCGCTCCATCAACGAAAGCTGCCTCATCAATAATTACTAATGATAATGCTTCTGAACGTCCTGATGTTCCTGTGCTTGATACGGCTTTGATTTGAGATCCATTTGAAAGCCTCATTGATAATTTATTACTTTCTACCGCTTTCAACTTCATCCAACTTGGTAAGTTGTCAAACATTACTCGTACCTTTGTTACAAGGTTTTTAGATGTGTTTTGGTCAATCGCAACAACAAGTACGTTTTTATCGTTTTGGAATAGGATCATCCAAAGTGCATATCCTGCTATAAGAGTTGAAATACCTAACTGTCTTGATTTTAGAATAATTGTTCTGTCAAAGTCTTGAAAGTCTTGCAGCGCATCTTCCTGATATGGATATAAATGGAATGGAATCTTGCCTCTAGTAGGGTGCTGAATTACACAATACTTTTTCATGAAGTAAGACGCTGAACGAGCACATTTAACGTACTCATCTTTTATGATCTCTTTAAGACTTTTTTGTTGTTCTGACATATTACTTTATTGTAATCATGGCAATTAGCAATCCTACACTAGTAATAAAACCTCCACCAATTCCTTTCAACCAACCCTTTAATCTCTTATTCTTGTCAGTCAATTTAACTACATCCTTTTCTAGCTTAGTAACTCTTTCGGAGCATGTATTAAATCTAATATTTTGTGTAGCTATTTCTTGTTGGTAGGTTGAAAGCTTTTCTTTATATATCAAAATAAGACTATCCTGCTCAACTAATTTTTGCTCAGTCTTTTGTAAAACAACTTGTGTGTTTTTTAACTCAACGGTAACTGAGTCTAATCTTATTAGATCGACTGCAATCTTTTGTGCTGTAGATTGTGGGATGCAGACTAGCTGCTCTTTAGTTGTAGCGTTCTGAGAAAAAGCTGTTAAGCTCAGTAGGAGTATAACGGCCAGCATTCTTAATTTTGTCACCATAGTATTTTCTTTCTTGAATTATTACTTGTTTTGTTGAATCTATTTCTTGATCTAGCTTTTTGATAACTAATTCTTTATTTGAAATCTTTTGATCCAAAACAACCTGGTGCTGCTGATAAGTTGATATTGCTCTATTCAAGCTATCAATCTCGGTTTTGTATTCTAAATCATTTGTAGTAGTGTTTGTTCTACTTATGATTATAATGTAACCAAGCAGTAACAGAATTACTGCAGCTAATATTAGGTTTGTTTTTGTAACTTCTAATTTCATCTTAGAATGTATTTCGCTCCATATCGAGGTTGTCTGCATAGTCTCGAGCGTACTCCATTGCATAGTCATCAATAAGATCATATAAGATGTCCAATTGCTTTGTATCTAACTTTCCTCGTATGATTGGGCTATTTGTATTTAGCATTATATTACTAAAAAAATTAGCTAATGCTTTTTTAGCAGCTCTCAAACTTGGCTCATCGTTGCTATCAGTTGGAAAGTACTCTTCCGCTAAGACAGATGCTGGTACTTTAGTGTTTATGCTTTTAGTTTGACTGAGAGCTGCTGTAAACGCCATTGCAAGCTCTTTATCATTAACTTTTAATTTGAATCCCGATTTCTCCAATAATGGCTTAAGAACATCCATTATTTTTTCAATCTCAAACTTGTTTAGCTGCTGCATACTCTGCTTTGTAACTGATTTATATAGTTGAGCAAAATCTCTCTGTATATCTCTAGGAGCAAGTGCTAGCTTTTGTAAAAAGGTTTGCATTACTGATTTCATCTGCTGTATAGCAGCTGTGTATTGTCCACTAACGCCTTGTATTTCGTTTTTAGCTGAGTAATTACTATCAACGTAGTTAAAGAAATTCTTTTTCTTCTCTGGATCTTTAAGATCTGTTGGAGATGAAATGTCAAACTTCTTCATAGCTTTTTGGAAGAACTCTTGGTATGCAGTATCTTCTTTAAGTCTCTTTTCGATGCGAGTAGTATTCATTAGTGTACTATATTATTTCGGATTCCTTTTAATAAGTTTAATCTTTCCTCACTTGTTGTTGTAAACTTCTCAGCCACTTGAGATAGCATATCTACCAAGTCGTCCCCTGATGGTGTATCTTGTGATGAGCTAATCTTGCGAGTAAACATATCAACAGCGGTTTGGAAGTCGCCACCCAATCCTTCTTCTTCCTCTGGAGCTTCTTCAGGAGTTGGTTTTTCTTCCGGAGCTTTTTCAGGAGCAGGTGTTGGTGTTGTTGTAGGAGTTTCTTCTGGAGTTTCCTCAGGAGTCTCTTCAGCTGCCTTCTCTTCCTCCTCTCGAAGAACTTTAACAGCTAGTCGACGGATTGCTTCACGCAATGCTCTTTCTTTTGTAAGTTTTACCGGTCTCTTTGTCATTATTTTAAGAATCTTAGTTTGTATATTGTTGAGTATATTAATTCAGTTACACCATCTAGCTGGTTTTGGATGTATGTATCTTCTACCTTGCTAAAGGTATCCTCTACCTTTTTAGCTAATGCTTTTAAGTACGCTACAGTTGCCTCACCACTTTTATAAGACTCTAATCCAAAGTTCTCATAGTTAGCGACAATATCGTATTTACCTTGGTATGATTCTACTATACCATCAAACAAATCTCCAATACTATTGTAGTATACACCCAAAGCTGTGTGTTCAGAAAACGACTTTGTTTGCAAGTGAAACGCATGTACTTGGTTTCTTGAATGCAATAGGTACGATAATAATTTTTCTAAATCCTTGTTCATACTATTCTTGTTGTATTAAAGATGCGAACTTAGTTGCTTGAGCATCAAAATTCTTCTTATCTTTTTCATCAAAAGGAATAAGTTCAATAATGGTATCTTTTTGCTTCATTACACAAATACACGCATCTAACTGATTTAAGCCAGTAAGTGTATATATTAAGCCAAAAGATGCTTCCTTATCAGTAATTTTTGCCATGATCTGCGCTTTGGCTACAATAAGACTCATTGCACCCAAATCCTCTAAATCAGCTAGGAAGATGTGTTGTTGGTTCTTTACTCCTATATACTTAAACAGAGGAGTGTATCCATGCTTCGTTTGAAATTCACGGAAATATGGTGTTGCAATCAACTCCGGTGTTGATTGATCTTCTACCTCTCTTAAAGGAATTAAATTAATTAACTTCATGTCTATTAGAGCGTTTCTTTAATAAATAGTACAAGATAAAGAATAAAGCTGATACGCCATAAAAAATAGCATCCGTAATCCAATAGGAACCGGTCCAGTCCATTACCATCTTGAATAGTGCGTCGAAACCTAAAGGATTGAAAAACATTGCAATCATCAGGCTCAACGTTGCTGGGTTCACCCTCAGTCTTCTGCTGTGTTCTACTCTCACCGCTCATTTTATTTAGTTTGTTTTTTGCCTTTAATTATTTTAGCAACCTCTTCTCTTACAATCTTTCTTAGTTGCACTTCCTTTGATTCGTATACAACATTAACTCCTAATTGTCTAAGTTTACTTCGTATCTCCTCTTGCTCTTCCTGATCACCGTATTTTAAGTGATGAATTACGTGTTTAAATTTATCAAATCCTAATTTTGGAAGTAAGTCAAGTCTATTAAAGACTGCCTTTAACAGCTCTTTTACACCGTATGATGTTAGCTTAAGTTCGTTCATATTTTTATTTTGTTGTACATTTGTCGTTGGTGCATACGGTTTAGTAAAATCAATAAGTCCTTGACTTATAGCTGCTACTACTTTGTTTACCTCTGCGGGTGCTATTACCGGCATGTTTATTCTTTCCGGAGCACCTGGCATTATTATTTTTGGTAACGAATCTGCGTTACGCATCATTATTTGTTTTCCCTTCTCAGCATCACCATTAGCTCCTGGAACCTTACCCATGGCCTCTATAATTGTTTTGCTATCGATAGGAAATTCTCCTTTGATACCATTTTGCATTGCGTCTGTAATTAGAGGATCAAAATTAGCTCCAGTAAATGATGCTACATCTCCCTTACCTGGATTGCCACTCTTGCCCATTGCCTTTGTCGCAATGTTGAGTACAGACACTAACGCTATTCCTGGTAGATTAATAACTGTTCCAACTATCTTTGCGTTTGGATTAATTAGCGATACTGCTGCCCATCGATGGTGTCCATCCATGATATAGTTATCTTTTGAAATAATTGATTCTAGGTCTTGGTTATCCCACTTACCTTTCATTAACATTCCAACAGCCATTCCAAACGCTTTTTCTTTAATTATTTCTGTTTGGGCTGGTTTAAGATCTTTTACAGAAATAGCTGCCTTTTTGTGCATGGCAACGTCGTCTACCTGATTCTTATCCTTTCTTCCATTGCGGATAGCATCTCTAGCTGTGTCTACGTCTATTTGATCAAGTGGAATTACCTTCTGCTGACCAAGCACTTCTATTTCGTTAAGAATGTTTTTTAATTTCATTTTACCAATTTCTGCATGACCAGTAGTTTGCTTTTGTTCTTGGTCCTGGATTATCACAATTATGTCTAGCTCTAAATGACTTTCTTCGAGCTGGGTTATTCTTTTTTATACTCATTCCTTTTTGTCCAAAGTTCACTTTAACGACGTTTCCTTTAGGATTCATTACATAAACCTTGAATTTCTTGACATCGCCTTGCATTGGTTTACCCAACTTAACAGTGCGTCCTTGATAATCAGCTTCTGTGAGTTCTATCTTACCGGCTTTAATATCTTCCATCAAAGCTAAGGCACAAACTTCACACATAGTTTTTTCGTTTACACCTTCCTCAGCATTAATTTTTTCAGCTGCATCAACAGCTTTTTTATAAGCTTCAGATCCTTTTTTTGCTGGTGCTTCTCCTCGAGCTCTTTTTGCTCTAATGTTTGCCCACAATCCCTTTGACTCTTCGTTCATGTTATCTCTGTAAATGGTTATGTAATACTCCACCGATTGCAGTTGCATGAACTGCTAAGTGGTTTATTGATTCCATATCTAGTTTTGTTTTTCTTTTTACAAAGTCTAAACCTAAACAACCAATAAATTTATCGTCAATAGTTTTAATTGCAAAAAGATATCCTGACTTACATCCACCTTCCTCAGCTACATACTTTAATCCATGTGTTGCTATTGTATCATCTTTGAAGTCTTGTATTTCAATTATATCATTTTCTAAAAGATAGTTTGTTGATTTGCTGAATAAGCTTACTGGAATATTTTGAAAATTAGATTGCACTGAGATTACGTTTGCATTAACCACCTCATAAACCATACTAAATTTAGCTATCGACTTTCCGGTTGGGTAAAAATGTCCACCATTGTGAAATTGAGTGATCCAAATACGATCAGCGTTAAACTCATCTTTGATGTGATCAAGTTTACCTAGCACCTTTTCGCTAGTTTCTAATGCTTCGGCTACCATGTCCGGTTTAGCTTTTACCTTTTCGTAATAATGCTTAACGATTAACAGTACTACTGGTCCCAGTACTCCCGTTATAAATGCTACTATAATCGATGATGTCATTCGTTCTTATATTTTTCAATCTTAGTTTTTAACTCTTCTACCTCATTATCTACAACTGATTTTAAAAACCCTTGATCTGCATCTTTCCACTTCTCTACTATTCCATCCTCAGTTACATTGGTCTTTGTTACTGATTCTTTTATGAACTCGTTTAGTGTTGTTTCCATGTCTTCGCAAAAAGCATCTGCGTTTGCAGTTACTCTTGATCTCTCATACTCTTCCCACTTTCCTGCCTTCCTAATTTCATGCTCCATTTCTACGGTACACGAAAAACATCTTTTGTTGTAAATCCACATTTTTTCATCTAACTGATGCTTCATTGTGCCTTTACATATTGGACATGCTAGTGGTGTAAAAACTTGCTTTCTAGCTGCATCCATCTTCGAAACTGTACGTTTTAGACCATTCTTAATAGTCCACTCTTTTCCATTTTCAGTCCAGATATCGCCTTCCTTGCGTCTAATGCGCTTATCTTCTGTCGTAACAAATAATTTACTCATCTTGCTTGTAACTTATATTTTTGTAAAATTAATTCTACGTGTTTATCAAACTTGCGCATTGCTCGTCGTAGCTCAAGTTTTGCTGCTTCTTCTAATTTTTCTCCTTCTTCTTTATCGCCAACAGCTCTGTAAAACTCTTTACCTCCAGTTGAGGATACGCTTATTGTAAAACTAGCTTCCGGTGAACCACCCTCTCCTACTTCTTGAAATTCAGAGTTGTAGTGTAGTGTCATGTTTGTATTTGGTGAAGTAGCGATTGCTTCTTTCTTCTCTAGCAAAGCATGCTTTACTGTCGCCTCTTGTAATTGCTTATATAGGTCTTTCATCGTTGAAATTTTAAGTATCCAATAATTTGGTTGATTGGAGCAAATGCTCCGGTTAATTTGTAAAGCTTTCCATTGTACTTGAATACTATACCTTCTGTTGGTACAATAGAATCAAATCCACCCAAGTCTTGTAATCTCTGTAATTCTCTTTTTAGGAATTGTAATGACTTATCGTCATCCTGCATGTCTGGGGTTGCTGCTGCTGCTTTTATTTGAGTGATGGACATTGATAGCTCATCTCTCATTTTTTGCATACTATCATTAGGATTCAATGCTACGAGTTGCTTTACGTTTTGAAGAACGTAAACTCCTAGTTTAAGGAATAAATTTTCTAATGGTCTTTTTGCTATCTTCTGTTGCTCTGTCACACCATTCTTGTCAAATTGATCTACCCAGCTAGAGAAGTCTGTATTTGCAATTCCTGCTTTTAATACCTTAACATTTGTACTTTTATCTCCAAATCCCCATCGGCTTATTAATAGCTGTAGTGTGTTATCTGGAACTTGATATCCTATCTCTTTAGCTCTCTGCTCTATAAACGCTTTCCACCAAGCTTGAAAGTACATTGACATCTTATCTTGATCTCTTAGGTTATAAGTCTTGCGTATGTTTTCTAATTGCTTTAGTAATTCAGCTTTTTGCTTTTCGTAATCTGCTGTCTTAGTTAGAGTAATAGGATCTGTTACTCTAATTTGATATGTTTTTTGATTTGAAGCCTGAACTGTATCAATCGCTTGTTGCAACTGAACTGCTCCTTGAGAATCCTCATCCACTACATTACCATCTGCATCGTACTCTTTGAACCCGTGAAGTCTTAGCTGAGTAGCTCCGTATGCAACTACGTTTTGTGTTGGTGGATAAAGTACTTCAAAGTTTATAAACTTCTTTCCGTTTTGGAAAAATTCTTCTTTTTGTTTTGGATCTAGCTTGTTAATAGCTGATTCCATATCTCGCATTGCCTCAACAAATGCAGTCTGTACAGATCCTTTGCCACTCATCATTTGATCAAGTTGATCAGCCGTGATAGAGTTTTCTGCAAAGTTTTTTAATTGTCCTTTATTTCTTGCTGCTCTTACTTTACCGTCCTTGTAAGTTACCATTAGATTTTGTCCATCTAATTTCTCTTGAGCAAACTCGACTGTACCGCTTAGAGCTGCATCAACCATCTTTTCAGCCTCATCAAAGGTTAAGTCTAGATCATCGTATGGATGTGCCATGTGACCTGCTGCTCCTCCTTCCATAATTAATGCTCTACCAGAGATAGGTTTCCATTTGTATTCAAGAAGTGCGGTTGCAATTCCAGCAGATGCTGCGTTTTTAGTTAAAAAACGTGATGGATAAACATAATCTTCAAGTTTTAGTAATCTAACAAGAATAAAAAAGATAGTACCACCCGGAAGTAATGTTGCTGCAACAAGTCCTGATGCTTTAAGTGTATCCTTAAGTTGGTCACCTATTTTAGTTTTTTCTTCCGGAGTTAGTTTTTTCTTTCCACCTGCCGCTTGTAATAGTAATGAAAAAGCTTTTTTAGTTTCAACGCTCTCTGCTTTCATAGCCTTAATAAAAGCTCTAAACCGTACTTTGAACTTTTGAACGTAATCGTCAATTGCTACTTCAGATAGTGGTTGTGATTGCTTTCCAGTAAGGATTGCATAAATAGACTTAATTACTGATTCAGATATTCCTGGGTAATTTGTTTTGAAGTTTGTAAAGTCCTGTGCTGCTAAGTCCTTTCGCATCGTACTTGCACTAATGCCTTGACCATTTTGATCATCAGTACGTCCTTGATATAGCATTGGGGCTGTGTTAACTGGCAATTCAACTACACTTACATTTGCTCTGTTATATTTACCTGCTGGTGTATTTCCGTTTGCGTCTGCATGTCCTGCTACAAACATTTTTACTCTATCGTAATCTTTTCCTTTTGAACTTGAACCTAAAGCATAAGTTCCTGGAGCTGCTTGTTCTATAAACTC